GTAATGGTGTAAGACTTTTTGACCAAATGGATTACATTCACAATGAAACTTGTTTTCCCATCCCATCCATTCAGCAGCAAGGTCAAACCCACCAATACCTGAAAATAGTGATCCGTGTGTCATTGCTTTTACTTTATTAATTTATCAAAATAATCTGCTACCGCCATCCGATAACATTGGTTTTCCATATAGTCATCATCCTTTAATTTATTCTTTATGTCAATCTTGTCCTGCCTTGAACCATCAAACATTCGGTCATTCATTGACCTTAGAACCTTGTCATAGGTATTTTCCACATCTACAATTATTCTCCCTTGTTTGTGAAGGATATGGAACACATCAATTCCAAACACAATGGCATCCCAAATGCGATACTTTTTGTAACAATCAAAAGCAGTTTCTATCTTTTCATCATCCGTAACAAATCTTAGATTCCATTTTTTATCTTCTGCTGGTTTGATCTCATTTAACTTTTGCATCCCATACCTTGCGAATGCCCTGAGGATTCGGTGCAGATAAAGCATTGAGAAGTTCTGATAAGTTTCAGCATCAATGTCAAGTTTCCCCTTTGCTGCAAGGTCAAAAGCAAGGGATAGTTCCCCTACTTTTATGTTCGGGTATTCCTCCATAATTGACTTGTACATAAGCAAAAGGTCTGCATTGTTTGGCATCTTATCACCTTTAACTCCAAGTTTCTGCATTCCGTTGATAAGTTCATCCACTACCAATGCACCACTTAATACGGATATCGGTTGGGAGGTTCTTGATAGTTTAAACCGCTCAAGGTCTAATTCCTCGGAGTTGGTCAATTTTATCGGTGTACTGATGGAGTTCTGCTCTGCGTTGTGCATAGATGTCATTGCTTGATTTAGTGGTAACATTTGATTTATAGTTTTTTGAGTTTTTAATCCAGTTCCTTGATGCTGCTTTCCAATCCTTCATTGGGTTCTTTCCTACCCTCCAACCATTACTCTCGTAGTAGTTAAAGAATCCTTCTGCTTCGGTTAGGCTTCCAAGTTCTTCAAAATAGTTCTGTAATACAAATAATTCAGGGCGTACAAAACCTACTTTTGTTTCCTTTACTTTACTTTCCTTTACTTTACTTTCCTTTATTTGCATTGCATCAGCATTGCATTTGCTATGCATTTGCATTCCATTTGCATCAGATTCCACTTTATCCCACCTTTTTTGTGCTGCAACTCTTGCCCTTTGAGTCTTTTCAATGTAAGGTTGAAGGTAATAAATCTGCTTTATGCTAAAAAACATCTCATCAGCATCTACTTCAAAAAGACCATAATTGCATATTGTAACACGAACTTTTTGTTCACTTGTACTAAACTGATGAGCAAGGATATCTATATCCTTTGTTGGGTATTTATAGTCGTTTTGTTCCCTAAGGACTTCCAGTAACATAAAATAGATTGCATAACCTTCAAGACCTAATTCTAAACGCAATCTCATTATCTTGTTGTCATTCCTTGAGTTTGCGAAATGCGGAAAGTAAAACGCATCTTTTTTCATAGTTCCATTTTTAGTCTGTCCTGAGATATTCCGTAGGTTTCTCCATGTCCGAGGTTAACAATGTTTTCATCATTAAATACTTCTTCACCTGGAAAGAAACCCTTGAACTCATAAGTTGGAAACTCACCCACCATTAATGCGTAATGGTTAGGAATTGATCTTGATTTCCAAACGCCCACCAAAAGCATTCCGTTTGTTTTCTTGGTGCTTTTAACATCTATGAAACCCCAAGTCCTATGGTAGCAATCAAAAGGGATGGGATGGTTGATAGTCATGTCGGGGTAAATGTTTTGCAGTTTACAAAATGCGAACTCTCCGCCTGTTCCTTCAAGGTTTATAAGAAGGTCATCCCCGTTCCCCATCTTAAAGTCCCTGCTACCTCTTTCAATGTTATTGTTATGCCTTGCCAGTGCGATGCCTCTAACGATTTCCTGCTCGTGATTGTCTAATGTGATTTGCATTTGATTTGGTTTAAGGATGGGTGAGGTCATTACAACCCCACCCTTGTAATTAATTTAAAAAGGTAAGTCAGATATCTCTTCTTGCTTAGAAGGTCCACCTGCTACTAAAAACTTGGCATTCCCGATGATTGTACCTTTCTTTCCTTGTTCCCTTTCCTCCTTGGTAATGGATTCTACTATAAACCCATTGTTCCCGTACTGATCAACCTCTTCTTTGAGGAACAAGGTAGCGGATAGGTACTGCCCTTTCTTACCTTTGTACAACCTTTTGGCATCAATTTTACTAACATCAATGTTAAGACTAATTAATTTTTGCATATTTGTTTATTTAGAAAGTTGAATTTTGAATGTAGAAGTTACTGACTTAACGGGTAGGTCTCCTTTGTGGTAGGTCTTTTCTTTGTCCTCAATCTCCTTCTGCTTTTCCTTGAGCATCAATATCTGCTCTTCAAGTTCTAACCATCCAGGAAGGTCCGTGAAGTCATACTTAATGGAATCCATTTGCGATACTGATGCACCCAAGACCTCTGCTTTTCCCTTTGGGTGCTTCATAAGTTCTGTAAGAACATTCTCGGTTATTCGGGTTTTAACCGACTTAACAAGTTGTTCTAATCCGTTGAACTTGATTGCCAACTCTAAAGGGTCAAGCAGTCCTTCATTAACCTGCTCTTGGATGGCATCTGCCATAAGTTCAATGGCAAATTTTGTGAAAGCAACATCCCCTACCCTTGTAATTATTTCATTAACCTTTAAGTAACTCATTTTTTCTTGATTTTAATTGTTCTTTAATAAATGTGTTTGTTTCAATCTTGTGTTTGTTGGCATCATAAACCGCTTTGAGTTCCACAATGTTACTCGCCTTCTTAATGGCAATAGCAAGTCTACCTATGGTCAACTTCTCTGCTTCGGTTTCAATAACCTCAACCGCTTCAACCTCCATCTCAGGGTTTGCTTCAACCATTGTATGCAATGCCCCTACGGATGCATTAGGGATGCTTTCTGCCTCCGATTCATCAATCACACCCAATCCCAAGAGGTCAAGGGTTGCCCTCCGCTTTGCCTTAGTTTCCGCTTTCATAATGGCATTAGCGTATGCCTCACCTTTAAGTCCTGCGATGTTTACTGCACCGATTGATTCCGTACACCTACCATCGGGTAAGGTTGCCTTAGACGTTACAATGTACACCCCTGCCTCTGCATTGGTATCTCTGCTGGTAATAGTGTGAGATACCTTGTGAAGTTTGTTAAGTTGCTGAGTACCTGATCTTGTGCAGTAGAGGATTTCCTTGCCGTTAAGTCGCAAGAGGTCAAAAGGTTTGGTGTATGGGTCTAATCCCATTCTTTCGCAGTACCCGTTATAATACCTGACTTTGTCCCCTGCCGACAGTTTGGATAAGTCCCCCTGAAGGATTAACTGGTTCGCAATAGAGGTTTGTTGGTCTTGATTCTGTTGTGTCATTTTGTTGTGATTTAATGTAATAAGGAAAAGGTTTTTCTATTCTAAAGGGTGATGAGTTTTTCATTGTGGATGTATAAGTTATGTAAATCTCCCATTCCATAATTGACTTTAACCCGTAAAAAAAATACCATTGATTGCGTTGCCGTTCTATGCTTTCGTGATTTCTCAATGGGTAAGCAGTAGCACGGACTACACCTTTGACCGCAAGAGTCATCTCAATTCGCTCATAGTGCATAGTCGCAGTAGTATTCGTGATCGTACTCTGAATCCATTTTAAAGGTAAAAGCATCCATACACTTCTGCTCTACCAACTCATAGAATGATGAATAGAACTCAGGCAAGATGTTAAGGCAGTGATACCCTGGCATTAGAATCTCCCGTACTTGGACATCAACGTAATCCTCCACATCGTTAATGGTTGCCGTTACCATAATCATGATGTCATTAATGCTGACCTTTAACCAATCCGCAGGGATTCTAACATTTGTTGTAACTTGTTTTTTCATTGTGTTTGTGATTTTATTTGTGTTAAAGTTAATTAATTTCTTCCAATACTTGAAACAATTTTTGCATCGTTCCAAGTCGGACCTTGCCTGTTTTTTCTGCTCGGTTGA